TGTCGTCGTGTGACGATAGTTTCTTTTTCATTTTTGCTCCTTCACCACTTACCCAAAGGACAAGTAGCATCTTTTAGTTTAGTTTTTGCGACCATAAAACAGCCGCACTCACGGCAGTTCTTTGTCTTGGTAAGACGGGGGCATTCCAAACAAACGGCAAGTCGCTGTGCCGCTAGTTCCTTCTCCCCATAGTTTTTAGGGTTGAGGAGGGATAGTGGAGTGACGTTTTTAGACATTGCCTTCCACCTTTTCTAATACCTCGGAGAAGTCGCCTTCATCTGTGCCGTCTTTTTCATCAACAGCAAGGAACTCCAACTCCCAGCGAGACCCAATCTCAATGCCTTCAATGTTTTTCACACGCAACTTGGTTGTTTCACCAAGGGGTTTTGCGAACTGGAAGTTGTCTGTGTCGTGTGAGGATGCGAGAGCGATGTAAGGCAGGTTGTTCTCATCAAAGAACATAAGAGAAACCTGTATGTCTTGTTGTGCTGGATCAACAGGGCAGTCAAACTCAAGGTAGTAATTGGGGTCATTCCACTCAATAGCGGAAAACACAGAAGGTACTTCTGCTGTTAGTTCAACGCCTCTAACTACTGGGTTGTCTATCTTTGACCATTGCCCATACAACTCTGTGTATCCAGCAGGCACAGGGTCTTTCTTCTGCACCCAGTTATTCACCCAACTACCGCCAGAGCAACCAACGCAACAGATAGTCCCATCGCTACAAGGAGAACCTCCGTAGCAACAAGTCCAGTCGCTTCCATCACACTTGGTACAGCAACCTAGGGATGGTGGTGGTGGCGTACAAGGCACCCAAATAGGTTCATTGACGCTTGTGTAGGTAATGTCCAAAAGGGAAAAGTTTGTGCCTTTATTGGGTTGAGATGCGTAGGAAACCTTGTAGGCACCACGCACATTCCCCATATTGACCACACCATTAGAGACAGATGTGCCTGCCTGTGGTGTGCCGTTTGGTGTAAAGACAGCGTAGGTTTTTGTGTCGTTGTAGTTGGTTATTGTGAGCAGCCCCGCCCCTGTATGTTGTAACACAGGCGGGTTTCTCAAAAAACCTCCCAGCACACTCCTAAGCCGCCTGTGCCTTCTGCGGTTCGCTTGTAGAGTTCATAGTCTTCTTTACAGAAAACAAGGTTGATCTCACTTCCAACACCTTCCAACTCTGCGACAGCGGAGATCTCAACGATGCCGTTGTCTGCTGTCCCCTGAATGTCTGCCGCATACAGAATGGTGTTTGGTGAATATGTTTGCTGACGAATAGTCATATTGCGTTTCCTCCTAAATTAGTTCCAACTCACACAACCACTCAACAGGAGTGATGGTGTGGATGATTTTTGCTATGCGTTGGTTGTTGAAAGCGAGTTGTTGCCCTGAATAGGGATCGTCAATCTCAACCAAAACCTTGTCGCCAATGTCTAACTGGGTTGCCTGTGGGACAGCCAGCGACTTCCACTTATCAAGTGGGAATGCGATTTTCTCCACTTTTGTGTAAGGCGTGTCGTAGTTCTGAAAAATGTAGTCTGCGTAAGCAGGAAGCGTTGATGGGTTTAGATAAGTAGTGAGTTTTACACCAGCATCTCCATAGAGACGACGAGAGTTTCCACTCTCAAATGTGAAAGTGTCTCTAACAATGGTCTTCTCAATGTAGGGGTCACCATTATCATCGGTGCCCTCTTGTTCTTCCTCAACAAAGTTGTAGAAGGTAATGCCGTTGATGACTTCTTTGGTGTCTGCTGACTGCCTGTATTCACTCAAACAAAGTTCTTCCATAGACCCACTAATGTTGATATTAGAAGTGCCCTTGGGGTTGTTAGAGAACAAGAACTTTGCGTTTGAATAAAACCTGCTGTCTCTCAATACTTCTGTGTTTGTGTTTGTCTTCCAGTAGCGGTTTGTAGAGTAGAAAGTCCCAAACCTGTCTAACCAACAAACACTTCCCTCGCTGTCTTGTGTTTCTACAAGTAGATCCAAAGCACTCATAGGGTCTTCTGTTGGGTTTAGTTCTGTTGTTGTGTTCTCTATGATTGCGTTTAGTCCAACTTTATCTACCGCCGCTTGTAGCCTTGTTTGGTAGTTTTCCTGTGGTCTTACATCAACCATCTGTGCGTTGAGCAGTCCTAGGGCATCAACACTTTCTAAATAAAGAGTTGGTGTATCCACAGCGTTGTAATCACTTCGCAAGGTATTCACTACCCCTGTGAAAACGATGGTTCCACCAGCACGCAGACGACAGCGTTGCCCGATGGCTACTCGCTGTGTTGCTAATGCGTCTAGGTAAGGGTCCGTAATGTTTGCCGACAAAACACCTGCGATAGGTGTGCCCACAACGCCTTGGGCACTATCAAATCCTCTTTCTATCTTTATGTCTGTTGTGTCTGTGATGAGATCAACCCACGCCATTCCTGGGCCTGCCGCACCATAACCTTCCAAGAGATCAACTTGGCTCTCAATACAGGAAGTATTTAGAACCAAAGTGTTGTACCCAGAAACCACACAGAAGTCTTCTTCCCACTCAAAGTTGTCTGTAAAGGTTTCTGAAAAGGGTTCCTCTGTCCCTGACCCCATATCAATAAAGTCAAACTGGAAAGTTGGTGCGTCCTCTAAACCACTACTACCCTTTCGGTAGGTAATGCGAAAGATCTGTTCTTGGGCAATAGGGTCTCGCCCTTGTGTAAAACTCTGTGATGGGTCGTTGTCGCTTGTAAAACTCCAACCTGTTAGGAAAGCGTTGCTAATAAACCCAGGCTCATAGACAACCTTGTAATACCTTTCAATGTAGGAATAGTTTTCTAAAATGACTTTCCAATCAGTTCCCTCGTAAAGGACTTCCTCAACCTCAATGCCTATGCGTGTGCGTGTTGGTGGAGTGAGAGTAAGTGTGTCTCTCCATACTTCCTTTGCCTTTGGATCTTCTGGGTCTTTGTCGTAACAAATAGTCTCAACGTCAATAGGGTCTTCGTTGCCCTCTGTCGCAGACACATAAATAGTGAAGTCGTCATAGGGGTTTAGTGGGCCTTCGGAACTAAACAGCGGCTCTCCATCTTTGAACATTTCAAAGTAAGCAGGCATATCCCCAGCACTAGCAAGTTTTAGTAACCATTCATATGTCCATAGGAATGGTGGTGGGTACTCTTCCCAAGGACCGCCACTAACAACACTCAACTCAAACTGATAGGGCAAATCCACATCGCTGTCTGGTGGAGCAATGATGTTTGGTGCTAGTTCCCTATCCCCTTCGATCTCATCACGCCCAAGCACAAAGTAGTTGAGTGCTGGGTCAGGTATTTCTACTTCTAAAAACAATGAATAACAGGGGATCATCTATCTCACCCTGTCTCGCCACTTACTCCCGTTTAGCCGCTCGTAAGTTTGGATGTTTTGGATAGTTGCTGTTGCCCCGATGCCTGATGCTGATGCCGCTGGTCCTGCCTGTGAGAAGTCAGCAACATATTTGACCTTGACTTCTACCTCTGTTTTTAGTGCGTTCTTTATCTTCTTCTTTACCTTTTTGCTGTCTGCCTTGATGACTGCTACAAGACCCTTCTTGTCGTCCCACATAAACTCTGTTGCCCACTTCTTACCTGCGGGTGCTCCTGTATTAGCCATAACCACACCAAGGTCTTTACCTGCTCTGTCTATCTCGCTTGCTTGGTTATTGAGTGTTGCGACGAGTGCCGCATCTCCATTGATAATCTCGCTCGCCAACTCACTACCCGCACCTGGCCCCATATCTGCTATTTGCTGAATGAGTGTTTGGTTGAGACCGCTATTTGCGAGGTTCCCCAACTGCCGTGAAAACTCGCCTGCGTCTGTTATTTGCTGTGTGAAGCGGTCTAGCCAAGTCTTACCTGCGTCCCTACCTGCGTCATCAATCTGTTCAAGTAGTTTCTTTTCTGCTTCCTTATCAAAGTCAGGCTCCAAACGCAGATCTGCTAGTTCTTCATTTAGTTCTGCGAGACGGCCCTTTGCGTTATTTGCTTCGTCATAGGCACTACCAAGGTCCATCCACCCAACAACCTTGCTTCGCCATTCCTCAAACTTCTTGGAAGCGGCATCCAAACCTTCTTGGATTGCTTCTACAAACTTGGGGTTGCTTTCCTTTGCTCCCTTTGCCGCTCCGCTTCCTGTTTTTCTTCCTAACTCTTGCCCTGTTTCTTCTGCCTTGATTGCTGTGTCTGCTGGAACGCTGACGAAACTATCCCAATATTCTGTCTTTGCCGCTGGTTCGAAGTCAAAGATGTAATCTTCTAACGCTTGTAGTTGTGTGCCTGCTCCAATAGCGGCATCACCCATAGCATTTAGACCTGATGAAATGGAAGCACCAGCACCTCTAATGTTTTTTCCGAGACCTTCGAAAGTATCACCAACGATGGGAAGGAAAGCAAAACCTTCTACGAGGGATGCCGCCCAACCAAGCAACTTCTCAATAGTGGGTCCAACCAACTGGGTTGTGCTCTTCGCCCACTTACCCCAAGCAACCAGTTGTGTGCCTAATGCCTTTGCGACAAAGACAATCGCCTTTGTAAGACCCTTCGCCATAACATCTATGGTGATGGTAAGTAGTGGAATGAGTGGTGCTAAAGCAATAGCGAGGAGGTCTGTGAATGCCTTTTGGAGAGGGGCAAGAGCGAGTGAGACACCTGCGATTGCCCTGATAAGAGGCACAACAGCGTCAATAACATTCACCAACACTTCTGCGAGCAACTCAATAAACGGAATTGCCGCCTCTACTAATGTTGCCGCCAACTCCAACAACACATCAAGCACGGGTTCTACTGCTCTCCACAAAGCGTCAAACACCTTTGCGAGTGCCTGAATAAGTCGTTGTGCTACTGGGGCGATGCGTGTAACAAACTCACCAAACTTCTCTACGATCGAAGTAAAGACGGGAACAAGTGTGTTTATTGCTGTGGTAAGCACACCACTAATAACATCAGCAAGAATGCCGAAGAGATTTGCGATGGGAGGCAACACCTTTGATATTGCTTCCAATGCAGGAGCAAGTGCCTCTCCCAAGTTCTTACCAAGTTCAGCAAACGTAGGGGTTAGTTCTTCTACGATAGGCAAGAGTGCTGTTGCTAAACCACTAACGATGGGAAGCAAACCCTCACCCAAAGCAGTTTGTAGGTTCTCAAAAGTAGCGGAGAGTGTGCGTTGTGTGTTTGCTAAACCATCTGCGGTGCGTGCGTAGTCGTCAAGAGCAACCGCACCCTGCTCGTAAATCTGGTTTTGTGCTCCAATAATCTTTTGCTGTGCTGTAAGAGTGCCTGAAACCTCTTCACCAGTAGCGGCAAAGTATCCCTGTTTGAGTGTTGCGTCATCAAGGAAGACACCATATTGTCGGAGTGCCTCACTCTCACCACGAAGTCCCTGTTGGATTGCGGAGAGTGCTTGGTCAACATCGGTGTTGTAGAAGGAAGCGAAATCTGCCGCAACCTGCGTCAAACCCGTAGCAAACTCCGCTTGTGCTTGTCCTGCTAAACCTGCCTTGTCTGCGTAAATACCTAATGTGGATGCCGCTGAAAGATAAGCGTTCTCACTCAAACCTGCCGCTCGTGCCGCTTGCTTGGATGCTTCCTCAATAACTCTTGCTTGGTCTCCAAAGACCTGCTGTGTTTTTGCTGATGCTTCTTCCAAGTCGCTTGCGAGGTTTACTGCTGCCTTACCGAACTCTGTTATTTCTTTTACAGCAAACGCACCAGCGATAATCCCGCCAAGGGCAAGAGCACCCTTACCAAACCTTTTTAGCGATCCGTCAATAGAACCCAGCGACCTCTTCATCTGGTCGGTGTCTGCTAAAAACTTGACTACGACTTTATTAGAACCAGCCATTATCTATTCAACCCCACTTTCTTTATGAGGTTGCCCATCTCTCTGTCTAGTTCTTGTACTGCCCAAGGACCATCTTTCTTTACCGCCTCTTGTAGGTAGGGCTTTGCGGGTTGATTGATGGTTCCGTAGTGGGGGTAGATGGCGTAGTTGGCTTTGGCGTTGCCTGAATACAAATAAACAGAGTTCTTACGCTTGCTCTGTTTGTTAGATGCTTTTAGGGCACCTGTCCTAACAGGTGTGCCTGCGTTTGCGGTAGAGAGAGCACGAGCACCGATGCGAGTAAAGACCGCTTTTAGGTCATCTACTTCAACACCTAGTTTCTCTATTTCTCTTGTGACCTTCCGTAGTCCTACTACCTGAACGCCGTTTGCTCTGTATTTAGCCATTACGTCTGTCGCTCCTCAAAGGCGGTAATGAATGCGTCACGCTCACGGATAGTTAGTTGCCTGTACTCTTCAGGTGTAATCCGCATTGCTAGACAAAACATCGCCATAAATTCTGCCGCCTCCTGTTTTATTTCGCTTTTGGGTCTGCGTCGTCATCTACCAAAAGTGTGTTTATGTCTTCCATCTTCAACTGCTTTGCTTGATGGAGAGTGAATGATGGGTCTTCCTTACGCTTGATGATCCAAGCAAGAGCAACCATCAACTTGCCCTTCTGTGCGTTGCTGTCTGCGAGAGCGGCCAAAGGCAACCCTGCGTAGTTCTCTACTTCTTCCACTTCTCCAAGTGTTAGTTCATTTACATTCATTTGTGTTTCTCCTATTCCTGTAAGTTGGCCCCTCCTACTGGGTGCCCCCCGAAAGGGACACCCAGCGGAATAGGGGTATTTAGTTGTATTACTTCTTTGTTGGTGCTACGAAAGGTGTGTTGCTGTCGCCGTTACGATTTACAACGTCATCCTTGACCTCAAACTCGTAGTCAAAGGTCCAAGCGTCTTCGCCTGCGTCACCACCAACGGAGGGGTAAGCCCCCTCCTTCACTAGGACTGCTCCTGTGAAGTGTGGTTGGTTCTGGGTTGGTGTTTCGTTGCCGTGTGGGGCAAAGACGAATGCGAGTTCGCCACCTACCTTTGCGAGATCCCAGATAAGAGCGTGTAGTGCCTTCTCTGGTGTGTAGTCGGTGCTTTGGAGGGCGGTAATGTTCATTACCCAAACCTCTCCATCAGCGGCACTTGTTCCTACATCGCAAAATGTTTGGGTTCCATCAGTAGCGGTGTTCCCGCTTGGTGATGACTTTTCCAAGACAACAGAAGTAAGGTCGCACTCATAAGCGGTGCCTTCATAGGTAAAGGTAATGCCCTTACCCTTCATTCGTGTTCTAGCCACGATAATCACTTCCTCATAATGTTTTGTCTGCTGTTATTTGTATCTTTGTGCCGAGGAAAGTTCCCCCGTTTATCTCGTAAGCAGAAGGTTGTTCTACTTCGTCAATAAACCAAGTTTCCAAAGCGTCTAATGCCTCAACGATTAGGTTGTCTAAAAGGTTGGTTGCTTCTTGGTTTGTAAGTTTGTCTGCGAGGATGAGCACCTCAAACCTCGTAGTGAAGTCACAAAAAGTAGTTCCTTGCACGACGTAAGGACTGCTTGGTGAAATCACATAGCAAGGTAGAGATGGCCTCTCTGGGACAAACTCATAGACCTGAATGTCTTGCTCTGTTGATACGGCATTGAGTTGAAGTTTGATCTCTTCTCTGCTTGCCCTCAAAAAGTTAGACACCCGAAACCACCCAACGATTTAGAAGCGGATAAACGCTCGTCATAGGGTCTTTCGCTACACGCACGGGTGAGGTTCCGTCTAACGATGAAAACTGGGCGATGCCTGATGGGGCATTACGCCTATGGAACAACTCACTACTAACTTGTAGGTAGGCATTATCCAAGATCTCTTCGGGGATCTCTGGGGTACGAATACAATAAGCATTCACAAGCATCTGTGCCTGTGCTAAACACTTCCCACAAAACTCCAAGTCGCTTTGGTTGCCTCCTACATAGTCAAGTAGTTGCTCTGCTGTAGTCATCGTTATTCAGTCCTCTTACGCCATCTCAACCTTTACAATCATCTCTGGGTAAATAACGCCAAAGGCGATGTATCCGTAGATGCTGAACTGGTTGGTGAGATTTGTAATGTCCTCGTCGCTTAGGCGGTAAGGAGCACCACCACTTTCCCAAGTGGTAATAGCGTTGCTGTTTGCGATGTAGAGAGTTCCTGCTGGTAGGGCGGGATCAACTACAACCTCTAAACCAAATAGGTTTGCGGTCATCTGTGTGAGGTTGGAAGAACCAATGTTATTGACTGGTGCTGAACCTCCCACGATGGGTCGACCATCAACGGCAAAGAGTGTTACAAGTGTCTTCCACATATCTGGTGATGCGAGGATGAACTGGGGTCGTCCTGCGGCATTCTGGTAGATGGAAATAGAAGCGTCTGCGACTGCTCCTGTGATGCCTTCTGCGGATGCGGCTACACCATTTAGGACTGCGAGGTCGGTGTTGCCTGTGAGAGTGTCGATGAACATATCGTTAGTGGTCTTGCCGTATGCAATAGACATTGCACGGAAAACCTCTGAAAGATAAGCCACAGATGAACGCTCAATGGTCTGGCGTGAAACGTCAGTCCAGCCACCAATGGTCTTTACTGGTGTGGTCTTGGTCTGTAGAGACAACTTGCCGAATACGAGGGTGTCGCCCTGTGCGGCCTGTGTATCTACATCAAGTGTGTTTGTTAGAACTGCTGGGTAATCAACGTTCAAACCTGCCTCTGGTAGTCCTGCCTTGCGGAAGGAGTTGAGGCTTGGTCGTCCGTGATCTACTAGCAATAGTGCTTCATTTACCCAAGCGTCTCGCCCAATGCTGTCTGGTCCTTCTGGTGAGACAACTGATCCTGCGTAGGCACGGGTCATCTCAACTGCGGCGTCATCGCCACGAACAACTGCCTTGACGAATTCGCCAAATGAGTTGTAAGAAGGAGCAGGAGCAAACACGGGTGCCGCTTCACGGATAGAAGCAACTTCTCTGGTTAGGGTGTCGAGTTCTTCTCGCACCTCAACCATTTCGTTGTTGGTTTCCATAACTTTCTCCAATTTTTCTGTATTAGTTTCCTCACGCACAGAGAGCACATCTGCTTGTGAGTAAGCGGGGAATGAAACCAAAGAAACCTCACGCAAGGAAACTTCCTCACGGACGATTACATCGTCTTCTTTGCGGTCCTTTACTGGTTGAAATCCCACGCTCATTTTGTTTATTACTCCATCGTGGAGAAGCGTTAGTGCTTCATCTCCACGGGGGGTCTTGCTGATTTGTGCCTCAATCAAATAACCTTCATCGGTGTCTTCGCCCCGTAGGACTTTGCCGATTGGTTCCTGATGGGACCAAAACAACTTCACATCGTTGGTGTTGGAAATAGCACCACGCTCAAAGCGTTCTTTGATGCCGCCAACTGAAATCTCTTGTCCAAATGGAACAGCGATCCCGCTTACGATGCGTTCTTCTTCATTTTGAGAACGGATCTCAAATGTAAGTTCGTTCATACTGATGCCTCCAAGTAGTCAGCAAGTTGCCGCAAGTTGTCTGCGTCGTCGTCCATAAGACCTGCTGATGTATTACAGCGAGAGCAGAGGAGACCCCGCACCTCGCCTGTCTGGTGGTTGTGATCAACGCACCAGAAATCTCTGGGTGTTCCGTTGTTGTTAGTTCCCTTATCGTCTGTATCGCAACCCGCACAACGATCACTTTGATAAACCATCATTAGGTTGTAGTCATCAATAGTGATGTTGTACTTCTTTTTTAGTTGATATGCCCTTGCTTTTTGTGGGTCGCTGATGCGGTAGTGCTTGTTGTAGCAAGATTTAGAGCACCAGTGTTGCTTTGCTCGTGTGTTGATGAAGGTTTCTCCGCACTTACAAACTCTTTCTTCTCCTGCTATTCCCTTATTAGCCATCACACAACACCACCCTTGGTGTTAGGTGTTTGAATAGGAGCCTGTTGGAAAAACTCTCCTACTGGCTGTGGGCTGTAGCCCTCCATAAGTCGTACTTCTTCGGGGGTTAGAACTTTCTTATCAATCAAAGTCGCATAACTATCTACACGAG